GGCCTTTCGGCCCCACTCGTGTAGCATAAATAGCTTGAGGCAAATAGCCCCATCACTCACTTGTGTGAGTGCTAGATGTGATTTTCTAGCGTCTATTATAGCTGCTGGTACCTTGCCCTTTCGGGTTTAGGTATGTTTCGGGAACCCGCGGGTCCCCCTCTCTATACAAGATAGGTAATCCTACCTATCGCACCTGTAGCATTTCGCATAGGGTGCACAATGGAGCAGTCATGGAGATACAACAATCGATCTACGGAGGCCAGATATATGTCATCCGAAAGGATGCCGATACTCTAGCTTTGGTTCGACGCCAGGTTCTTTCGTTCCTGGAGTCTGTTCCATTCCGTCTTACCCTGAAGAAATTCTTCACCAATCCGATTTCGATAATCGACGTTGATGGAGTGCTCATTGATGGCTTTCATCTTGAGCTCGGAATCGAAGACGGTATAACCGTCGACGCTTTCGACCTGGGTATGTTCTTGCGTAAGCAAGGATTGACTGTTGTCACCTCTATCTCTAGGCCATACGAAGGTATGACTTTAGAGGGAGGTGATGTTGACTGCCTCAGCCCAGACGAAGAGGACAAAGCGCTTAATCAACGCCTTGTTTACTCCTAGTCTTATTCCACTCTGCTGGATTGGAGATAATATGACATTTAAGGAAACTCGGAGGAATCACCGTACCTTTAGGCATACTTACGTAAATACAGAAGTGCCCGGGGACCCTGGCTCACCTTTTGTGAGTGAAGACACCGGATACACCTATGTAACGCAAGTTAACCAAGCGGTTGGTGAAGATCTTCCTGGCTACCGACGTGTCATTCGTTCTCATGGAAGTGCAATGAATGCCTTTCAGGGTTCTAAGGCTCGTGTTGAGAATAAGATTGGCTCCTCCAACAGTACTGTTAGTCATTTCAGTATTGATGGAGACGGCAACGTCATATTCTCTGACATTAGCACTAGACGCACTGATGGCCATGACTTTGACATCCGTGAGTTCTTCGATCCACCGTCTTCAAACGGTATAGCAGAGGACATAGCAAGGGCCAATTTCGTTTCCAACTGTCGCAAGAAGCAGACCTCCTTCCAAGGTGGCCAGTTTCTTGGTGAGATAAGGGAAACGATACACGCTATCAAGCATCCTGCAGACGCGCTTCGTAAAGGCCTGTCTAGTTACCTCGGTACCGTTAAGAAACGGGCTAGAGGTTTTAATTCAAAAACTAGTTATGGGACTGTACGTCGCATGTTGGGCGGGACTTGGCTTGAATATGCGTTCGGCTGGGCGCCTTTAGTCTCGGACATCAAAGCCGGGGCTGAAGCGCTCGCTAAGTATAACGGTTCCTTTACGCCTTCTCTACCTGTTAGGTCGAGAGGTGTCTGGGAGGGTATACTTGACGAGTCGGAGTATGGTATCGCAACTTTCTATGGTGATTACTCCGCAAGGATTATCACCAAAGCTAAGATTGTCGCTACCATGTATGGTGCCATGAGGTCTGGAATAGCCCTCGAGGTACCAACGGTTTCTAAGACTTTTGGTCTTGGACTCCGTGACTTCGTACCCACTGTTTGGGAGTTAATCCCATTCAGCTTTGTTACAGACTATTTCACCAATGTTGGTGAGATATTGTCTGCCGGTTGTTTTGATGCTGGTGATGTTAGCTGGTACGGTATGTCCGTTAAGTGCACTGGTGAACGTTTTTCAACGAACATTCAGTACATTGAAGGAACCCGTCCCTTACCTAACATCTCCACGTCAGTCACCGGTTCAGCCACGCCTGGAAGTATCTACCAGTCGGCCGAGAGTCTTTCGCGTGAGCGAGCTCCTGGTCTCATCCCGTCATTACGCTTTAGCGTACCGGGTTTGAGACAGGGCTTTAACTTAGCGGCGCTCTTTGCTTCTGCGACGAAAACCTCCCAGGATTTCCGCCGATCACTAAAGATCGGCTAAATGGAGTCAATATGTCCATCGCAATCTCGTCCCCCATCACGGGGGCTGCTCAGACTGGCCTTACGTCGCCCACCTATACGGTGGCCACCGACGTCGCGCCAGACATCAACGGAAAGCAGGTCGCAGTCACCGCCCTAGGCGGTACTCAGACTGGCGTCCGGGTTCATGCTGTCTCAGATCCGTTCACAATCACGTATTTTCGGCCGAGGGCTCCCAAAGCCCTTGGAACTCCGAATCCCGTGACTGGACGGTATGGTCAGGTTCCGAAGAATACGTACACCGTTCTCTTGCGCAAGGGCGTGAATTTCGCAGCCAATCAGGCTCCGGAAATCATGCAGGCGCGCTTGACTATGGATGTACCCGTGGGTGCTGACGCTTATGATAGCGCCAATATCCGCGGCGGTCTCAGTGCACTGTTTGGCTGTATTGCCCAACAGTCGTCTGGTACTGGTGATCTTCTCACTAACGGTGTGCTCTAATTTTATGAGCCGCATCGTTCGTGCGTCGATCTCCATCTGCGCGTTCGCGCTGATGGTCGCTTGTTCGTCGCTCCCATGTCCGATCTCGGCACATGGGGACTTCGTTCTGGGATCTTATGATTCCAGCTCCGTCCCACCTTCAGGTGAGCCGGTTGTAAGCGAGTAGTTCTATCGGTCCTCCATTGAGGTGAACAGCATGGATAGTCTTCCTGTTGATTTTCTCTCCGCTCTCTCGTGTGATTTGCAAAATGGGTCAGGCTATGATTTACGGACTCTTCGGTCCATTCCTAGTCTGCCCCCTGATAGTGACTTCCCGTTAGCAGCATCTTGGTCCTTAGCGAATTCCATCACAAAGAAGTTTCTTCCTCGTGATCATTCGGTTCAAGACCAGGCATGCATGGCTAAGTTCCTAGCGGTAAATTCTGCCTCTAGGGAGTGGTCACTGCGTCTGAATACCTCGCTCGACGAGGAACTTTGGGGTTCGTTTCGACAAACCCTTTATGAGTTCTTTATCGACGAGCATGGTATACCCATTATAGGTTCCCTGGATGACATCTTCCTTGAAGGTAGATGCGGTCCAGGTTCTTCTGTACTGGGTGTGAATGGCGACTTCTATTCTAAGATGTTCGCCAGTCATCTGACGTGCTCAAGCACGGGCCTCGTAAAACATTACTTGGCCAAATCATCGGAGTATTCCCTCTGGAAATCAGCTGAGGCTCATAGAGCTCAGCACAGAGGGGACCCGAAGATTGTAGAGAGTAGCAAGCTTAGCTTTGTGCCAAAGAGCGAAGCCATCTCTCGATTGATCTGTTCAGAACCTACGCTGAATATGTATTATCAGCTCGGGCTGGGCAGATTGCTGGAGCGTCGTCTCAATTCCTTCTTTGGGATTGATCTTTCGACGCAACCGGACATCAATCGTGAGCTAGCGCGTCAAGGTACTCTCGCGCCCTTTCGTTGGTCTACGATAGACCTCGAAAGTGCGAGCGATACTTTAAGCGTGGAAATGTGCCGACTGGCTCTGCCAGCCGACATCTTTTCATTCCTAAACCTCCTTCGTAGTCGATCGACTACGTATCGTGGTGACGTGCATGAGCTACACATGATGAGCACAATGGGCAACGGTTTTACGTTCCCATTGCAAACAATCATGTTTGCAGCTGTGGTGAAAGCGGTATACCTTTCATACAATAAGAGCGTTAAGAAAGTTGACGTCTTTGGTGACGATATCGTCGTGACTGACGATATCTATCACCGGGTCGTCCACCTACTGACGCTTATCGGGTGTAAGGTTAATACTGCTAAGTCCTTTCTTGAAGGACCGTTCAAGGAGTCTTGCGGTCATGACTATTTCCGCGGCCTGAACATCCGCGGTGTGTACTGTAAAAGGTACAAGTCAATGCAAGACACTTACGCCCTCATCAACCTTCTAAATCAGTTCACAGCAAGAACTGGACTGATCTTAAGCAATGCAGTTGCATGGCTTTTGCGAAGGGTAGATAGAAGCGTTGAAATCCCTTGCTGGGAAGATCCCAGCGGAGGAATTCAGATGCCTTTATCTATGGTGAGAACACGAAGAATGTCTAGAGAGACATTCGGACACATGTATTCCCTATATGTGTTTAAGCCTAAGAGAGCCAGGATTCGTGAAGAGAAAATCGGTCCCGTGAGGGGCCGCTTTATCCTCTTCAACCCTGATGGGCTCTATTTGGCCTTCGTGCATGGCGTGGCTTTATCTTCTGGCCTCCCCCTGCGAGAGCAGGGAAGCTGGAAGAAGAAGCGCCGGTGCGATTCCGCATGGAATAGCCTCGGAGCTAGCCCCGAGCTTCGGCTCGGTTTTGGGCATAGGCAGTGGGAAACTGCCGTGTACTGCAATATTTTCTTGTAGTACATACTGAGGGTGTTATACCCTTGCGAAAAGTGCTG